GCCTGGGGCAACTCTCTGTTGCAGAGAGTAGCGACTGGACATTTGTCCTATCGCTGGGCCATCAGGCCGATGGTGAGCGACATCTTGAAGCTTGTTAACTTCACTCGATCCGTTAATGAACGGATTGTTTGGTTAACTCGACTTCGTGATGGAGATGGTGTTCTAAAACGTAGGGCTACCCTCGGAACCGATTCTGATGTGGACTCGCCGACCACCGTTGCGGTGAAATCGGCTGGTGCCTTCATTACCGGTAGACGTACCGTTACCTATACTTCTAAAGTATGGGCTACGGTCCAGTGGAAACTTGCATCTAATGCAATTATACCTAATCCTGGCCCGGAGCTAGAAGTTCTAGCTACGAGACTTGCTTTTGGTATCAATTCCGCTGGTGCGTTAGCTGCTCTATGGGAGATTATGCCCTGGAGCTGGCTTGTGGATTGGTTTCTTGGTATTTCGACAGTAATGTCGGCTACCAACAATACCCTTCCACTCCGATGGTCTCGGATCTGTATTATGCGTACAAGGGAGGCAATTGCCACCGTTGTCCCGTATCGTACCGATCCTGACTCGAGCTGGTGCACCTTTACAGGTAAGCACGAGCAGAAGTCGACTTGGAAGGAACGCCGTGTTGGCCAACCTTCCTTGCCCTTCGTTCCGTCGGTACTTCCCCTCTTTGATGCGGGGAAGTGGTCGATCCTGGGATCATTAGCGGTCCTTAAGCTACGTTTGTAGCCGGGATCGCGTGATAACAGGAGTCAATTCCATGCTGGGTCCAACGTTCGTATTGGGACTTGCTTCAGGGTCAAAGACCTTGAACCTCGTCAATCAGGACAGTTATTCTTCGGAGTACTATCTCCGCGAATCGCTGATGTCGTTTCGTGTCTTCGTCCGGCATACAACTGCTAGACGAGGTGTGTCGCAGTATGACCGCCACAATGTGGAGGCCACTATTACGACATTCGCCACGCTTACGACTCCTGAGACCTACACCAAGGCGTACTTCATTGTCGAGCTTCTGCCCGGCAGTGGAGACGTGAATTTGATGGACGCTTTGGCCGACTGGGCCATCGCGTCGTCAAACGCAAACCTGGTGAAGCTCAATAATTGGGAATCTTGATTCCCGTTATTGAGTGAACGTCGACCTTGCGCGTGGGACATTTGGAGTTGATCCTATGTCTAATCGCCACGCGGAGGAATTGAGGCAGGTATACAAGCATCTTTTCCAAGATGCGAGGTATGCCTTCCCGACACTCAAGGATGATTTCTCACGAGATGAGGAACGCCTTGAGAGTCTCGCCAACAGTAGGGGCATCTACGTTTACGTAGTTGACCTTCCTGCGTTAGGAAAGCACTTGGATTTGTGCTTATCTAACGGTCAGTACAAGCTGTCTGGTTTGCCTCTTTCCAAGAGGTACTCAGGCAGAGTAGTGATCCCTAAGTTTCTTAGGGGACTCTACTTACTGGTTTTCTGCGAGACAGGTGCTTTGAGGAGGGACTACAGTGAATTGGCTATCACTTTTCTGCGCCAGTTTCTTTACTGTGCTAAGAAAGCTGCCATTGACTGTGACACTTCGCATGTACTCAACGAAGTTGAGGAAATGCATCGTGTTGACAGTGAGCTACCGGAAGTCGATGACTTCTGGTATCTCGACGAAGAGGGTTCGCAACAAGTAGGTAACTACTATTGTGGTTTCCACAATAGTAGTGTCTACTGTTCGCGAGTCACGCGTCTGCTGGAATCCGGAGAACCCGGATATGAGCAACTGCCTGTCCTTTTGAAGAATCTTGATGTGGTATCAAGGTTCCTCTGCTCTACCCTTGGGTCTTACGACCCTTCGGAATGGAGCTTCAAGCACGGCCCAGGCGCTGTCTCTGAGCGAAAGGGAGTCGTTAACAAATATCAATTTGTTAACTGGTCTCCCGCGCTCGAGAGCGTGTACCCGATTGCTGATTGTGGTTTCCACAATTACCAATCTTGGGCAGATAGCGTTCAACGTGAACCTGAAGCGATAAGGTCAATTGACCCTAGCTCAAGGCTCGTTGCCGTTCGAAAGACATTCACGAAGCCTCGGCTAATTGCCGCTGAGCCTAGTGAACACCAATGGTGCCAGCAGAATATCTGGCAGTACATTAGTACCCGGAGCTCACAGACTTGGATTTCAAACTTTGTTCGCTTTCGCGATCAAAGTCTGAACCAAACCTTGTGTCTCCAGGCGTCTCGAACGGGACACCTCGCCACTGTGGATTTATCCTCAGCTAGCGATCGTGTCAGCTGTCACGCCGTTGGCAACTTCTTCTGTGCAAACTCGCGTTTGCTAGATGCGTTGCGGGCGTCACGGACTCGTTACCTCTCCCAAGATTTGAACCCTAAGGTTCCCAGTCTTTGGAGGTTGAGAAAATTCTCAACAATGGGTAGCGCCTGTACCTTTCCAGTCGAGTCGTTGATGTTCTTAGGGATTGCGCTAGCGAGTGTCTTAACTTATAGACACATGCGAGTGACCCCTTCGAGCATCGCCTCTCTTTCTGGAGAGGTAGCCGTCTTCGGTGATGACTGTGTCATCCCCGTTGACTGTCGGGATCTCTTTTAC